CGGGAACGCCCATGGTTTTCCAGGCGGGCAGTGCCGCGCCGTCACCACCCTGTGCCGCCGCCTCACCGGTACCCGCAGCAGCCGCTGCCGTGTCCGTTCCACCCGTGGCGGCCGCAGCCGCCGTTCCGTCATCTGCCATCTGTGCCTCCTATGGCTGGTTGTGGCGGATCATTCCGCCGTTGCCTCGCGCGCAAGCTTCACGAGCTGCACCACGAATTCTCTCCGCGCGTTTTCCGCAATCAGTTGCTGCAGCGCCACGTCGGAGGGAAGCCCTAGGCCCACCACATCCACATGGCTGCGGAAGGTCATATCGAGCATGGCCTGGAACATCACCCTGCCGTCATCCGATGCCAGCACGCGGGCAATGGCCTGGCAGACGGGCATGCGCTTGGCCGCCTCGATCTCGCGTTGCTGCTTCAGCGCCTTGATGCGGTCCTCGGTTTGCCCGAACAGGTCGCGCATGGTGGCATCGCCGCCAATGCCCGCCATCAGGTCCCGAATGTCGACGTTGATATTCACGCTGCCTCCGCCATCTGTTCAGCCATTGCCGGGTCCGCCATGGCGGCAGCCGCCGCCACCTGGGCAGCCTGCGCCTCGGCCTGTTGCTTGGCGATCTTCTCGCGTTCCTCCGCTGTGGGGATCACGTCTTCCGGCACCATCAGCGCCTTGCCCACATGGTGAATGGCGCGGTCGCGGTGCGCCATCTGGTCCACCATGCCGGGCTGGTCGGCATAGACCATGCCCACGATCTGCAGATATTGCAGGATGCTCTCGGATTTCATCTGCTGGCGCGCCATCGCCATGGGCGAGCGCACTTCGACGCGCAGGATGAAGTCGTCGATGTTCAGTTCATTGGGCAGCAGGCCCAGCTCATAGGCAATCTCGACGGCCCGCTTCACCAGCGGCACCACACCCTCATGCACCAGCCGCCCGAAAGCGCCCACGTCGTCAAAGGCGATCTGCTGCACCCGCTGGATGATTTCGGTGGGCGAGCGCACGGCACCCGTCTCCGATGGCAGCGTCTTGTCGTTCATCGCCGACTTCACCGCAAGCTGCAGCTTGTCGATCATGATGCCTGAAAGGTCGATCCTCGGATCGGGGAAGCGCTGCACCGAAGGCCCCAGCACGCCGCCGTTGCGCGCCACCTTCCAGATAACGCCAGGCGTCAAAGGCGAATTGTCGGGGTTGAACACGCCGTCGTCAATGGCCGTATAGATGCCCATCATGGCGATGGCCCCAGCCTGCAGCATGATCTTCTGGGCCACATTGAGCGTGCGGATTGTCGGCATGGCCAGCATCAGCACGCCGCGCCCATAGACCTCGCCCGGAACCCGGAAATAGCGCGGCGTGATCCACGGGCAGGTGCGGCTTTCGCTGGTCTCGATGATGGTGTCGCGGTTCTCGCTGCACCAGCAATAGCGCAGCCAGCGCTGCTTCTTTCGGTCCCACAGCGTGTCCTGGTACAGGTTCACCTCGCCTTCGGGCGTCTCGGCCATCTTGCGGCGGAACTCGGCGGTGAACTTGCCATCGGGGAATTCCTCCTCGATGGCGCGGAGGCTCCATTTGCGCCCCCAGAAGATGCCGGTCACGTCATTGTAGGGCCCGCTCTCGAACATCACCTCGTCCATGGGCGCCACGACGAAGCGGCACGGCTTGGCCTGGGTGCCCTTCAGCACCAGGAGGGCGGTGTTGCCAGCGGACAAGTCAATGCCCATTTCGTGCTTGGCCTGCTCCCATTCGCCGGAGAGGAAAAAGGTTTCAACCACCTTGGTGACGCGCGCCACCTGCTTGCGCATCTCATCCTTCAGCGCTTCGTCGGGCAGCCATTCGCCCGGCTCGATGGAGAAGAAACCGGGCGGGAAGATGTCGCGGGCGAACTTGCCGGCAAAGCGCAGCGCCGCCTCCATGGCGGTGCTGTCGAAAACACGGTTGACCCGCTGCTCGCCGGACCCCGTCTCCTGGATGCCCTTGCGATAGGGGATGGCAAATTCATAGGCCTCATCGACGAGCGGCTTGAAGGCATCCTTTGCCTTTTGCGCCAGCCCGCGCCGCTTCTTGATGGCCTCATAGCCCGCCATGAACTGTCACCTCAGCCCAGCGTTGCCTGGCCGTCGGCCCCCAGGAAGGTCAGAATGCCGCGCCCGCGCCGCTTGCCGGTCCCGGCCCTGGCCTGGTCCTCCTGGCCCGCCGCCATCGCCATTTCGGCCAGCGCGCGCCGCTGCGCCGCCGCCGCCTGTTCGCGGGCCATCTTTGCCGCCTTGTCGTTGCCACCACGCATCAAGCCAGACATTCGAAAACCTCCATTCCATCATCACGTTCGCTCAGGTAGCGATAGCCGCAGGCCCGCGCGATCCTCCGCCCCTCGGGCGTCGTCACGAAAGCAATGGCGCGACGATAGGGGCTGGGAATGCCCGTCAACCGGATGATCCGCACAATCCCCAGCATGTGCCGCGAAGCCTTCGGCGAGGCCATGAACCACGCATCACAGGTCTCCTCGTCCCGGTAGATATACCCCCCGCACATCACCGCCTCGCCATCCGCCAGCCGGATCGCCCAAGACGGCCCCAGCCTCAACTGCAGCTTCGCCATCGCCCACACCTGCAAAGTGGTGGTCGCCGCACAACAAGCCAGGTCCATCTGGGTCGCAGGCTGGTGAAGGGAGAGGGTCATCGCGTGGTTTTTTCCGTCACCCCAGCGAAGGCTGGGGTCCAGCTTCCTTCACCCATCTTCAGCATGTACCGCGTCCATTGCGCCGCCATGGCCGCCGCCAAACCGAGGAAGAAACGGGATCGCCGCGCCGCCCTGTCAGGGCCCGGAGAGGCCTTGTGGATTTCATCGCGGGCCGTAGTGCCGTCGAGCGTGCCGGTGGGCACAAGTGCCGGCAGACCTTCCAGCCAAAGACAGGTGCGTTTCTTCACGTTGTCCGGGCCATTAGGATCGGTGCCGAACTGCCACGGCTGCACGGACTGAGTGAAGGGCCGGTAATTCCTGATGCGGGCTTTCGCGTGCTTGTGCATCACAGGGTTCTCCAGAACCTTGCGCCGGATCGGCGCGTTCCAGCAGTCCGAGAACAGGGCCGCGCCTTCCTCCAGCTCCTGCCACATCTCCTCGCGCGTGCGACCGGGCGGCGGCGTGGTCAGCCACCTGACGCCGGAGTTAGTGAGCCGGGTGCACGGCGGGTGCATCACGGCGAGCAGGTCCCAGCCGTCATTGAGATAATCCCGGATATCACCAACGATGTGCCGGTTGCTGCCGTCTTCGGCCGGCTTGAGGTCAACCGACCACACGTCATGGCCATAGGCTGTAAAGGCCCGGCGCACGACGCCGCTGCACTCGCAGCCGATCAGAATTCGCAGGTCGCGCGCCACAGCCCTACTCAGATCTTCGTCCCGCTTAGATAGCAAGGTAGTCCTGCGTAAAAGCAGACCAGCCACGGCGGCGGGTTGCGGATGCCGTACACCTCGAGGATGATTTCTTTCGCCAGTACTATGGCGTTTGGCCTCGAGATCATCGCATGGATCGCATTGTTCTTAATCGCCATGTTTTGCCCTCCTCAAATCTTCGTCACGTCGAAATCATTCTTCCGGCGGTTCCACGGCCCCGTGCCCTTGCCTGCCTGCTGCTGGCTGGCCCAGCCGGAACCGGAAGCGCTCCAGCCGCCCGCCGCCTGGGTGATCACGCCGCGCGTGCCGCGCAGGCCGCCGGTCAGATATTGCAGCGCGTCGTGCACGTCGGCTGATGGTGTGGACTTGTCCGGCACCACGTCCCAGGGCGTGGCTGATTGCGGCGGGCGTTTCTTGAAGCGGTAGTTGGAGGCAAAGCCCCGGATCAGCATCCGGCAGGACGGATCGATCAGCAGCGGCGGGCGAAGTCCGCCGGGCCGCAACTCGTTCTTCACCGCCTGCAGGCGAAGCCCGATCTCGTTCGAGCCGTTGAACGGGATCTGCACCGGCACGCCAAGGATCATCCCCACAATGTCGCAGAAGGCCAACTGGCCGCCCTCACGGTCAGCGCCATATTGCGAGGCCGGGTCCGCCCAGGCCACCACGCCCGGAACCCCGGCAAAAGTCGCGCCGATCTCGGCGGCCACCAGCTCCGCAAAGCGTGCCGCGCCATAGCCCTGCCCCGGCACGATCTCACGGATCACCCGTATCCCGCCCTCGCCCGTCTGTTGCGCAAGCACCGCCGCAGGCCTCAGGCCCGCCGTCGATCCGTCCATCCCGATCAGCACGGGCCGCGAAAGATCAGGCCGCAGCGCCACACGCGACACATGGGTCCGGTCATCGAAGTAATCCGCATAGACCGGCAACCCGTCGCGGGAATAGCCCCACTCGTTCATGACGAAGCGGCGGATGTACCAATCCTCCTCCGTCGCACACATGTTCTGATAATAGTTGGCCGGCAGCGCCTTCACGTTCTCCGCCATAGGGTTGATCACATAGCGCCGGTCATCGCCCTCGCCATGGCGCACCATGGCGGGCGGCTGGGCATAGAAGGTCAGCCCCGGCAGCGGCTTGTCGAGGCAAACCTCCTTCAGCCAATGGTCCGTATCCGGAGCATTGAAATCCATGATCAACTGAGCGAAAGGCTCCTTGCCCTGCAGCGTCGATTTCTTCGGGAAGCGCCCGAGGCGCTGCATCACGTAGCTCAGCACGTCGCGCGGCTGGTCCGAGGCCTCGTTGATCCAGGCGGAAGAGAACATCTTGCCGCGCATCACCGCTTCCACCCGGTTGCCGTTAAGCCCCACCACCTCCGTCGTCGCCTCGAACTTGGTGCCATCGGGAAGGGCACCCCGCACCACATGCGTCACCGGCCTGTCATCGCCGCCGGTCCAGGTGGAGCCCGGCAGCGTCTTGGGCAGCCAGTCCTGCCACGAGACCAGCGTCGACTTCGCCGCGGAGCGGTAGGTATCGCGGATCACCACCAGGTAATCGCGCCGCCAGCCCTCGGCATCCGGCGGCATCAGCGAGGCCATGCGCAGCCGCTTCATGACGCAGGTCGAGGTCTTGCCCCCTCCCACCGGCCCCATGAAGGGTACGATCCGCGACGTGTCATCGTTGTAGAACGCCCGGCTCACCGGCCCCGGCGGCACCCACCGCGTCACCTCCGGCGCCCCATCCACCTCATGGACTTGCGCCATCTCCTCCGAGGTCATCCCCTCGAAGCGGTCGGCGTCGATGTTGAGATCAGCCATGGGCGCCCGCCCCCCGAACCCCGGCGGCCCCGAATTCAGTTTCCGGCCTGAGCCCCACAAGACCCCTCAGAACTTGAGACCTGTGAGAACAGGAACCCCTATAGGGGGAGGCCGGGCCGATTTTCGGGGGGCACCCCTGGCCGGTCGCGCCAGCCGCAAGGCCGGCCGCGCTGAACCGCTGATTTTCAATCATCGGCTTTCTCCCCAGATTGCTGAATGCTTTCAAACAGATCGGCACTGTGTCCGACCAACTCCCGTCCGACATGCTCAACCACGGGCGAGCTAACTTCTTGTTCTAATTGATGCCGGTCACCGAGGATGTGGAACACGGGCAGTTCGCCGCCGATGTCCACCTTCACCGCCATCTTCGCATGGCAATAGGGCATCAGCTCGGAGGCGGCCTTCAGCCTAGCCGCCACCGCCGCCCGCCCGGCCTCGCTGCTCATCAGCTTCTTCAGCCGCGCCTGTGGCATCGAGGCATACTCGCCCAACACAAGCGCTGGATCCCGGTAGTCCAGCGCCTCCAGCATGGGCAGCATCATCATCGTCTTGCGGTTCAGGCTCCCAGGCTTTCTCCCCATCACGCCCCCCCAGATATTTTACGAGCGGCGCTGCCACGAGGTGTTCCATGGTGTTCCAGCAAGTGCGGCGGAATATCATTTAATGATTTCAAATACTTATATACATATTGGAACACTGGAACACATGACACACATGTATTCGCATGCATGCGCGCGCGTGTGCGCGTATAACGCGTGGAGTGGCGTTTTTGGTGTTCCAGTGTTCCAGCGCGTAATTTTGATTGCATTATCAATGCCTTAAGCTGGTACACCCAGTGGAACACCCCGGAACACTCTGGGACACCCAAGCCCCGAGGCACGCGGGAAACCAGCCCTGCGGCCTGACCTATCATATGAAATCGCCCGTCAAGTCGCCGTCCGTACTACTTTCAGTCGCCCCAGGGGCCGGGGTCGAGGCTGGCGACGTCGCGTCGAGCCATTTGTCCAGAGCGTCGAGGTCCACAAGGGTGCAGCGGTGCTTGTCGCCGTTGATGCGCATGCAGTTCTGGCTGGCATCCGTGATGATCACGCCCGGCGGGCCCTGCCGCAGGGCCGTGCCCCACACGCCAGCGCCACCAGGGCCTCCTCCCCATTTCGAGCCGTTGAAGATCCTGCCCACGGCGTTGCCACGGTTGGGGATGGCCAGCAGCAGGCCCTTGCTCATGTAGTTCGGGTTATTGCGTGGCAGCGTGGTTTTGAGGCCGAGGCCCGTGAGCGCCAGCAGATCGCGGGCTTTCTCGATGTCGATGGTGCGGTCGATGCCGCTCCGCACGTCCTGCAGCACGCCGCCGACCTGCATGTGCTTGCCGCCGCGCCATGCGTCGACCTGGTAGGCCAGAAGCCAGGAGAGGCATTCGCGCCAGTTCTCGTCCTGGTCCGCCATCTCGGGCAGCGAGGTGATCCCCAGCCAGTCGCTCCAATGGTCGAAGCTCTCGATCGGCAGGCCCAGGGCGTCGACGCCCTCGTCCCCCAGCAGCACGTGAGCAGCGGCGAGGAACGTGCCATAGGTGTCACAGCCTCGCTGATCATGCCCGCCTGCCCGCAAAGCGGCGCTGTATTGGTCAAAGAGCCCATCAAACTGATGCCAGTTGTCAAGCAGACGACGGAGCATTTTGCGGCCGGCCTGGGCCATCGCACGCTCGGATATCTGCGGCGCATTTTTCAGCTTCTCGGGGTCCAGGCGTCGCACCGAAAGCACCGACATGCGCGACCAGTCAGCCGCGTTCACCGGCGGCGGGTTGATGGCGCTGAAGAAAAAACAACTGCGCGCAGTGAACTCGATGCCCTTGTGGTCCTGCCCACCACGCAAACGTACTTCGCCGGAAGCCGCGATGCGCGCCAAATTGACCACGGCCATGACCTTGCGATTGTCGGCTCCGGCCTCGAGTTCGTCGACCTGAACCGCCAGGGCATCCATGCCAAGCCGCTGATAGATGCCGGCCTCGGTCGTGTCGGCGGTTTTGATGACGCTCTCGCCCAGGATCATCTTCATCAGGTTCTGCAGCGTGGACTTGCCCACGGCCTTGTCGCCCACCAGGAAGACGCTGGGCCGCCACCGCAGCGCGCCGGACATAACGGCCGCAGCCATCCACCCCAGCACGATGAAGGGGTCAGCCTTGGGCCTGGACCAGCTCCATGTCTGCAGTAGCTTGCCGATCATCACGGCGGGATTGTTGTCACCTTCAACCGGCGTTTCCCATGGTAATGGCAACGGCGGCCGCAGCGGATAGAACTGCCCGTCGATCTCTGTTCCGGAACGTGTTAACTCGCCGTTGCGCCACAAGAAAGACCCGGCGTGATAAATGATACCGCCTTCCCTGTCTTTCCAAGCACCCCGGCCACGCACGCGCTCCGTGGGGCTCCACAGCCCATGCTCCTGCACCCGGCGTGAGGCCTCGCCGCAGAAGCTCTCATAAACCTTTTCGGTCCGGAAATTGTCGATGGTCCTGTCCTTCGTAAAGCGCGGCCAGGCCCAATAGACAAAATTGATCCGGTCGCCGAACAGCCGTGTCACGTATTTCTGGCCGAAGCCGGATGGGTCCTGCGCGCTCAGCATGCCGTTGTTGTCGACCAGGTACAGCAAGTCGCCATCGCCAAGCCCCAGCACGCGCACCGGGCATTCGGGCGGCATGTCTGGCGCCCGGCCCCACTCGCCCGGCTTGATGCCGTCGCGAGGCTGCCCGATCTCCGGATCGGACATGCCCTGTCGCTCCTCATCATGGCGGGCAGCGGCTGCGGCCTGGCGCACGGTGGCGGCCACGCCTTGTCGAACATCTTCGGTCATGAAACTCAGCTGTTAGAGGTCAACCCGCAATATCCGACGCCAGAGGCACCGGCCTGACTGTCCCACTTCCACGCCATGCATTTGGACGCGAGGCAGGCGCAGCTGTAATCACCGGAACTGTGCCGCGAATTCAGCGGATTAGCGGAGCCGCCGCGATTGAAACTGCCCATGCCCTCTGCCGTCTGGCGCACAAACGGGCACCACATCACCTTCGCCTCGTCCTCTGTCACCCGCATCACGCCGCCCTCCATTGATAAGTTGAATTGAAACGCGACTAATTTAGTCGGCGTCTGCTAGAACGGCCTGTGCTCAATCTCTTGGATTTCATCCAATAAATCGCGCAGTTGATCGTTTTTTCTGCTTAATTTAAGGCGCAACAACGAGACTTCATTTTGCAACTTGTTTTTTCGATCTCTCTCAAGATGAAGCTCTAATAACGCTTCGCCCAACGTCATCGGCTTATCACGTGGCCCATTTGCGCAGGTCCTGCCCTTCGCCTTCGGCAATTTCTTCTTGCTCGCAGCCATCACGCCGCCCTCCATTGATCGTTGAAATCTTTTCCCAACTCGGACGCGATCACCCGCACCGGCTTCTTGAAACCCTTGAGCCGCGCCACCGCGCGCTCGAACAGCGCCGCCGCTTGCGGCTTGCCCCAATCGTTATCGCGAGCCACAACCCAGCTTGAGACGCATGGATGATCCGGAACCGCGCCATATCCCGCCAGAGAGCCGGCGCACCACACGCGCAGCTCCGGCGCGGCATTGGCAATGGTCAGCGCATCCTCCAGGCCTTCGGTGATGACGACGGGCGAAGCCTTTCCGGCCTTCGCCGCGTCCTCCGGATCGAGCAGCGTCTCGCCCCGCGCCACGCGGATCACGAGGCCCAGATGCTCCGGCCAGATCAGCTTGGGCTTGTCGACCGGGGCCTTGCCCGATCCGTCATGCGCCAGATAGGTGATGTGGCAGGCCTGCTGCTTGCCCTGCGCATCGACAAAACCCCAGATCATGGCGGGGAACTCAGGCCCCAGCTCGCCTGTCTCGCGGTCGCGGCCCATCCACCACTCGAAACGCTCGAAACTGCGGCACCACCGCGTCTCCAGCGTCTGCGGCAGCGCCAGCCCGCGTGAGGCGAGATAGCGCGCCACGGTGTCGGAAACGAACGGATCGGCCTTTGCGAACATCAGATGCGCCCGCTTCCGGCGCTTCAATCTTTGCTCGTGCTCCGCCCTCTCGGCGCGCGCCCGCGCCTGGCGCGCCAGCTCCTCTTGCCGCTCGCGTTCTTCGGCAGACATGGCCTTGAGGCGGTAGCGGTCCATCGCCCAGGCCAGCGCGGCCTTGCGGTCGCAGGCCTTGAGATAAGCCACAAGATCCAGAACATCACCCGCCTCGCCCGTCGCATAATCCTTCCATGATCCAGGTGCCGCCCCCTTCACCCACACGGTGAAGCTGCCGCCATGCCGGTCCGCCCGGCGCGGGTTGCGCGGCTGCCACACATTGCCCCGCGGCTTGCCCTCAAGGCCCAGCTCCTGGCACAACGTCAGCAGCTCCGCCCGCATGCGCTCCTTCACGATGGCGATCATGTCCGGGCCGCGATAGCTCACAGGCTCACCCCGAAAGTGTCTGCCACGCGCAGGATATTCCGCTCGAATGCGCGGTCATCGCACAGGTCCGCCATGCGCGCGCAGGCCTCGCCCACCGCCTGCTTGGAGACGGGCGGCGTGCAGGCCTTGCCAATCTGCTCATAGGTCAGCGCATAGCCGCCCACCGCAATGTACCAGGCCGCATGCCGGCACACGGGCTGGGACACGGGCTTGTCCAACTGCCGCGCCACTTCGCGCGAGAGGCCGGTCAACAGCCCGGCGATGATTTCGGATGAAACCGTCATGACAGCGCCCCCGCAGCGGCCTGCCGCTGTGCCCGGCGGAGCTTGGCGATCGTCGTTGCCCGCACCAGCACCAGGCCGGAAATCGCCTTGCGATAGCCCCGTTCGGAAACTCCGGCGGCAAAGGCGAAGCGTTCGATGCTCAGCCCGCGTGACCGCCGCGTCCGCTCGATGGAGGCCAGCAGCTCTTCCTGCCGGGCCATCAGCGCCCCCAGCTCCTTGTCGCTGCGGCAGCGGTGCCGCCGCTTGACAAAGTTCCGGAACTTTTCGCCCCGCTGCTGCGAAAGCCCTATCATACGGGCCTCTTTTCGCTGTCGCGCGCGATGATCTGTGCAATCCGCGTCAAATCGCCGATCAGCCGCAAGGTCCTGTCAAGGGTCAATTCATAGGTCCACAGCGTGCCATCGGGAGCTTGAATGCGCAGCGAGCGGTGCCCCTCGCAATTGTCGAACACATAGACAAGCTTCGGCTCAGGGTAGACCGGATGTGTCATACCAAAATCCCCCCCAAAAAAGCCGGGGCCGCAGCCCCGGCAGTTGGCAACATGGAGGAAACGCCTGTAGAAGGCAGCCCCGATAAGGCTCGGGACCACACCAGCCCGTTGATGCAATCGCAGGGATTGGTTGCGGGGGCGGGGATCGAACCCGCGACCTGCGGCTTATGAGACCGCCGAGCTACCTCTGCTCTACCCACGCAGGAATTCATGAGGAGGCCCCCGCCTGGCGCTGGGCCTCAACTTGATCGAGATAAGCCGTGAGGCGGTCCATCACCTCGCCAAAGGTATCGACGCGCGGAATGGAGCCGTTTTTCCACCTGCTCAGGTAAGCAGGATAAACTTTCGATTGAATGGCGGTCGCGGTGAGGCTCAATCCAAGCCTCTTGGCGCGCTCCTCCACCTGTGCTAACTGGTCCAAGTGTTTCATGATCGGAACTGTTTCGGTGATTTGCACGGAACCGTCAAGGGCTCAATGTTGGAAATTCACAATTTGCTGATCTGCGGTATCCCTGAGGGTGGGGCGCGATTCTCGCGCGGAGCCGTGGAACACATGAGCCAGAAGACAGAAATTGCTGCATGGATCACCACGTCGATCAAGGCGAAGGGGTTGAACCAGAGCCGGGTGGCCGTAGCGATCGGCGTGTCCAAGGCCACCATGTCCCGGTGGTGCAATCCCAATGACCCGACAATGCCCCTCTGGGAGAACGTCAGCAGCCTTTCCGCCGTCCTGGGCAGCAGTCCGCCTGGATGGTCCGCGCCGGCCGGCAGCTATTTGGGGTTTGATGAACACGGGGTTGCGGCGCTGGCCGATGACGGGCCGCCAGAGGCTTGGAACGGCAATATCACCCAATGGCGCGTCAAGGACAGCTCGATGCAGACCAAAGGCTATATGATCGGCGATGATGTCAAGGCCGACGCCCGGATTGCGCCCGTGGATGGCGATGTGGTTGTAGCAAACCTTTACAATATGCAAGGCAAAGCCCGCACGGCTCTTCGCGTGTTCAAAAGCCCACATTATCTGATCCCGGCCACGGCAGACGCCAGCAGCCTGGAGGTTCACGAGGTGGGAAAGACCGCCGCAATCTTCGGCGTGGTGTTCACAAGCACCCGGCGCCGTTCCGAAAACTGAACCTTCGGCCTGCGTCATTCCGCCGCATAATTTGACCTGAACCCTTGTTTCACGTGCAACTTTTGACGCTTTTGTGTTCCATGTGCGGAACTCTTTTCTTGCACTTCGCTGAAACCTCTGACACTATGCCCTCGTTCCAA